TCTTCCGATCTGCTTCAACACAGAAAGATAAAACATTGTTACAAATGATGCAAGCTTTTATACCATCTGGTTGGAGCGTAAAGCTACATGGCACACCAACAGGAACTAAAACATATACATGGACAGGAGAAAATACAGCAACAGAAAGAATTAATTCAATTGTTAGTATTTTTGGTTGTGAACTATATTATTCATTTGTTATTCAAAGAATGAGCATTACTGAAAGATGTATTAATGTTATTCCTAAACGTGGTTCTACTGAACCAGTAGCACAGTTAAGATTAGGAAAAGATATTAATAATATTATTACTAAGAAATCAATAAGTAATTTAGCTACAGCATTTACAGTTGTTGGTGGAACACCTTCAAATACAACTACACCTATTACCTTAAAAGGTTATTCTTATACTTATACAGATAGTAAGGGTGATGAATATAGAGTAGATACTGCTACTGGCCAGATGAGAAATATTACTCAAATGAAACAATGGGCATCTATTTTAGATACAGATGGATTAATTATTAAAAGATTTACCTATGATACAACAAATAAAGCTACATTAGCTGGACAAGCAAGAGCAGCTTTACAAAGGGTATCTTATCCAGAAGTTAATTATGAATGTAATATTATTAATCTTCCAGAAAATGTAAGAATAGGAGATAGAATTAATGTAATTGATAATGAAGGTGCGCTTTACTTAGAAGCAAGAGTATTACAACTAACTGTTTCTGTTTCTAATAAATCAATTAATGCAACACTTGGTGAATACAAGATAAAGCAAGGTGGTATTTCAGATATTGTAAATCAATTAGCTTCTGATTTTTCTACAAAAGTAAAAAATGGATTAGATGGTATAACAATTTCAGTTATATCTAGTGGTGGTAATATATTTCACAATCAATCAATTTCTACTATTTTAAATGCTACTGTATTTGTGGGAACTACTGCAATTACTACTCAAAGCCAGTTAGAAGAACTCTTTGGAGATAATGCAGAAATTAGATGGTATATAGGAGATACTTTAGTTGGTACTGGCTTTTCATATTCAGTTAGTTCTAGTGACAATGAGATGAAAGTGCTGTGTAGATTATACACAGAGGAGTGATATATATGATTAGAGCAGAAACACAAACAGATTTAATTAGGGTTAATGATGGAGCGCAAGGTATCCAAGGCCCTAAAGGTGATACTGGCCCAAAGGGTGAAAAAGGAGATACTGGTGAACAAGGCCCTCAAGGTGAACAAGGAATACAAGGAATACAAGGTGAGAAGGGCGCAACAGGTGCCACTGGCCCACAAGGGCCGCAAGGAGAACAAGGTATTCAAGGTGAGCAAGGTATCCAAGGCCCAAAGGGTGATAAGGGAGATACTGGCGCCAAAGGTGATACTGGTGCTACTGGCCCACAAGGAAGTAAAGGAGATAAGGGTGATAAAGGAGATAAAGGTGATGATGGTGTTAGTCCAACAGTAAGTAAAGTTGGAAATACTGTCTTTATCACTGATGCTTCTGGAACTACTGTAAGTGTAAGTGATGGAGCAGATGGCCAATCAATTAAAGGTGATGATGGTGAAGATGCTTATTTGCATATTGCTTGGGCTAATAGCGCAGATGGAACTGTTGACTTCTCTACTACAGATGCTACTAATAAATTATACATGGGAACATTAACTAATCATACAAGAACTGATAGTAATGTTCCTTCGCAATATAAGTGGGTAAAAATTAAAGGTGAACAAGGCCCTCAAGGTATTCAAGGCCCTCAAGGAGAACAAGGAGTGCAAGGTATACAAGGGCCGCAAGGAGAACAAGGTATTCAAGGTGATAAAGGTGATACTGGGGCGCAAGGGCCTCAAGGGATTCAAGGTATTCAAGGCCCTAAAGGTGATACACCAGAAATAACTGCATCAAAGAGTGGTGGTGCCACAGTTATTCTTGTAGATGGTACTTCTGTTGCTACCATCAATGATGGAGCAAAAGGAGAGAAAGGTGATAAAGGTGATACTGGCGCGCAAGGGCCAAAAGGTGAAACTGGTGAACAAGGTATACAAGGGCCGCAAGGTGAAAAAGGTGATACACCAGAAATAACAGCTACAAAGTCTGGAACAATAACCACAATTAAAGTTGATGGTGCTACAGTTGCTACTGTTGAAGATGGAACAAATGGTTCTACTCCTACAATTACAACTACTAAGAGTGGTAATACTACAACTATTTATTCAGATGGTAATGTTATTGGAACTGTAATTGATGGAGCAAATGGTGAAACACCTAGTATTACTGCAAGTAAGAGTGGAACGACAACTACAATTAAAGTAGATGGAGCTACTATTGCAACTATTACAGATGGTGCAAAAGGTGAAAAGGGAGATAAAGGTGATACTGGTGATGATGGAAAAAGTGCTTACCAAAGTGCAGTTAGTGGTGGGTATACTGGTACAGAAGCCAACTTTAATACAGATTTAGCAGATGTAAGCAATAAAGCACCTTTAACAATAGTTAGAGAATACAATGGTGGTGTATTGGTTGGTAAAGTTGGCCAAGATTCTGGAGCATTAGTAAATGCAGATGGTTCTTTTGATGTTGTTGGGCTTACATGGAATGGAAATATTCCTACAGCTGGTGATTCTGTTGCTTCATTTGGGAGTATATCACAAGTAGGTAAAAATACTGAGTCGCATTTAAAACTAGATTATCATTCATTACAATTAATTGATAAAGAAGGAGAAACTTACTTTTATATTAATGATTTAAGAAATTTAAGTGGGATAGCTTCTGAATCTTTTAGAGCTAATCTTATAGCAAGAGACGTTTTTGATATTGTTGATAGAAATATTTTATCTTTACGAATTTATTATTGTGGAGAATTGGGACTTTCAGAACCAGTAGAGCTTACTAATATTTTGAATATTTCTGATTATACAGTAGATGGACATCTTTATAAAATAGAGTTGCCTTCTGCTCCTCAATCTTCATTTTCTCTTAGAATTAATTATACAGCTGATTGGACACAATATGAAACTAAAACATTTAATTGTGATGGTAACACACGAGTTTTCTATATTGATGAAACAACGCGTAATAATATATATAATTGGCAAGCTCTTGTTGATAACGAAGGTTGGCATTGTATTCATTATAAAAATGAAACTATAACTAGCATTAGTTTTTATGATGAAGTAAGTGGAACTTATGAATTTCAATATACAACAGATACGCCTTTAAAAAACTATACTTTTGGTATTAGACAGAGTACAGGAACAAGAGGTAATTATAGTGTAGTAGAAGGATATAATAATATGGCTAGTGGGGATTATTCTCATGCAGAAGGATATAATACTATAGCTAATATAAATACAGACAATCCTTCAAGTCCAAAAATTGCAGCTCACGCAGAGGGATATAATACTACAGCAAGTGGAAACGCTTCTCATTCAGAGGGTTTAAATACAACAGCAAGGGGGGATTATTCTCATGCAGAAGGATATGGTACTATAGCTAGCGGTGTTTACTCTCATTCTGAGGGAAATGGAACTACTGCAAGTGGACAAAGTTCTCATGCAGAAGGATATTCTACAACAGCAAGTGGAAAATATTCTCATGCTCAAAATTTAGATACAGAAGCTTATTCAGAGGCACAAACTGCTATTGGTAAATATAATATTACTGACCGCAATAATCAATATGCTTTTATAATTGGTAATGGAACTACATCTAAATCTTCTAATGCTCTTACAGTTGATTGGAATGGTAATGTTGATATTGCTGGTTCTTATAAGATTAATGGTAATGCATTATCTGCTTCTAATGTTGGCGCAGTACCAACCACACGCAAAATAAATGGAAAAGCACTAAGTAGTGATGTTACATTAAAAATAACTGATTTTGATACTGTTCAAACTATTAATACAAACGTTACTACTACAACTGGAACTTATGTTAGTTCAGTATGTAGAAGATATGGGCAAATTGTTCAATTAACTGTTGGAATTAGAAATACTTCAGCTGTTGCATCTGGTGGTAATTTCTATGTAGGAACTTTCAATTCTGCACTTCCAGCGCCTATAATGCTTACTACTACTGCAACATATCTTGGACATACTCCAGTTACAGCTGCATTAAATGCAAGTAAACAATTAACTGTTCGTAACAGTTCTCCAAGTAGTGTAACAGTTGGTTCAAGCAATACTATATATGTATCATTTACATATATAACAGCTGATTAATAACATGGGGGTTATTATAATGAAAGACTTTATTAAAGCAATGCTAATTAGAGCTATTAGAACATTTTGCCAAACATCTATTGCAACAATAGGAACTGCATTTGTTCTTGCAGATGTTAATTGGCCTATTGTATTATCTGCTTCACTTCTTGCTGGTATCTTATCTATTCTTACTAGTTTGGCTACTGGACTTCCAGAGGTTGATAGTGAGGTATTAGAATGATGTCAGATATAGTTATTGTTGCACTCATCACAGGAGCTTTTAGTTTCTTTGGCAGTTGGATGTTGAATAATAAAACATTAGCTGTTCTTCAAGAGAAGATAGGACAGTTAGAAAAGAAACAAGACAAGCATAATCAACTTATTGAAAGAATGTATAATTTAGAGAAAGATGTTGATATTGCTTTTGAAAGAATAAAAGAAAATACAGAGGATATTGATAAGCTTGAAGGCAAGGTTTAGTTATATAGATTTAATCAATAGTTCCGCAAATACACTTGCTGTTATAATATTTGAGGTAAGTAAAAAAAGTTTATGTGAAGTTTGCGGAACGATTTGCGGAACAAAAAACTCAAAAGCCTTGAAAATCAAGGGGAAAGGAACTAATATGAGTATAGAACTCGAATATATCCTCCAGAAAAGCTAACACAGAATCCTTGAAAATACTGGGTTTCCTCTTATGGGGAAACCCAATTTTTTTATGAGTTTGCGGAACATTTGCGGAACACTTGTGGTATACTGTCTGTGAAGGAGGAACAAGTGATGAAGTTTAAAACTTTCAATGTTCAGCAGTTAAACAATAGAAAAGGGAAACCTTGGCAAGCGCGCCTTAAGTATAAAGATGCTGTCACAGGTAAATGGAAAGAGATTAGTAAGATGCTGCCAGAGGCTAGTGGAATAAGAGAAGCAAAAAAATTAGCAGAAGCTTGGTTTGATGAAATGAATGCTGCCGCAGCCAATGCTCCTAATATGGAGAGAGATAAAACTGTAAGTGATATGATAGAAGAGTTTCTTAAGTATCAGTTAAGAACAGGAAGAATAGAAAAGTCTACCTACAACAGACAAACAGCAACATATAACAACTATGTTAAAGGCGCCATTGGTGATTACTCCTTTGCTACTTTTGATAGAACTGCAATTAGTATTTGGTTAACTAACTTATATAATCGTGGTTTAAGTCAAGGAACAATTTCTAATGCTTACTACTTGGTTAAGAAGGTGTTTGATTACCACTATGAAATAGGAGACTTAATAAAGCATCCTTTTACTGGAACGAAGCCGCCAAAAGCTACTGCGCCAAAGGTAACTCACCTAACAAAAGAACAAATGGATGATTACTTAACCGCAGTATATGCTAACTATAATCCAGAGGATAAGTTCTTTGCGGCGGCGCTGCTTCTGTTCTATAGTGGGTTAAGGAGAGGTGAGGTTTGCGGCCTTCGATGGAGAGATATTAACTTTGAGAGAGGAGAACTTTCTGTTGAGAGCGCAATAGGTATGGGAGATACAACCTATACTAAAGGCCCTAAGAGCGCTTCTGGGAGAAGAAGTTTCCCAATGGTACCACAGCTCCAACTTGCATTAAAACAGCGCTATGAAGCTATAAATCCTCTTTCTAATTGGTTTGTATGTGGGGATGGAGAGAAGTACTGGAACCCACAAAGCTTTTCTAATTACTTTAGAGCTTTTATTAAAGAGCATGAGTTAAAAGATGCTTATGGAAACTATCTTTCTCCTCACAAGCTGCGCCACAACCTTGGATATATGGGTATCAAGAGCCATATGGATATAGCAAGCTTGAGTAAGCAAATGGGCCACGCAAGCCGCGCCTTAACTCTTGATACATATGGTGATAGTTCACCAGAAGCAATGAAAATAGCAAGTGCTAAATTGGGTTCAGAGTTTGATAGAGATACAGAGTTTTATAAGTTAGAAATAGAAGAAGAAGAATAAAAATAAGCGGCCAATTAAGGCCGCTTTATTTTTTTTAGTTCTACCAAGTAAGGAGTTCATCCATTACGTTATCTTCAACCTTACCCTTTGGAGCGTTCTCAAACTCAATCTCATCTTTGTAAGTTCTATAGAAGTAAGCCTTGGCGCCGAAGGTATCTTTTACCTTAACCATCTTGCCATTTTCCTTATCTACTCTCTTCTTCTTATTCCTTACCTTACCTTTATCATCTGTGTAAGTAACAGGATTTCCTTCATCATCAAGAACATCAATAGTCTTCTGTTCTTTCTGTTCCTTGACAGCTACTGCGGCAAAGGCAGCCTTGCTATCCTTATCATTGTGATAAGTCTTAATATAATCCATCATCTGTGCAATAGTCAGTTTCTTATAATCCAGTTTAACTTTAGCAGCCATTATTAATACTCCTTTCAAGTAAAAGAATTAGCTTTATTCACATTGTAGCACCTTTTAAAACCAATTACAAAAGTTGAAAAAATTTTCATTAAAAATCTTGGACGAAAAAAGTAAAGAGAATCTAGCTAATTTTTACTTATAGATGAAAGGAACAAAGAGTTCTTTTAGTAGTTGCGGGTTTATTTATCGTTCTCCCTTCCCGCAACTACTTATTAATTTATTGGGAGAACAAAAGGGAGAAACGATATGAATAGTAATTACAGACAGGCGCCAGAGCTGCGCTTTACAAGGGGTAAGCTTAAGAATAGCAAAGGCCCAAGTTATTTTGGTTGGGAACCAGAGTTATGGAAGATAGTAAATAAAGAACTATCTGGTAAAGAAGGGAATTGTATTAAGTTAATAAACATTCTTTTAGGAACCGCAGAAGGTTTTAAAGTATCACAGAAGTGGATATGTGAAATGGCTGGTTTAACAAAGGATGGTTACTATAAAGCAAGAAAGAAGTTAGAGGATAAAGGTATGCTTATCTATGATGAGAGCGCGAACACTATAACAATAGATACCAAGGGTATGTTTGATAAATACTCACCAAAAGAAGAGAAAAATGAGAGTATGCTTGAGAAATACCCAGAGAGTATTCATGAAGCATACCCTGTGAGTATGTCTGAAAAATACTCTGAGAGTATTGATGAAGCATACCATAACAAAAAAGATAACAAAGAAATAGAACAGAAAAAAGAAACAAAGAATATTGAGTCTTTCTCTGCTGACGCAGAGAAATCCTCTGGAACCCTTTCGCAAGCGAAAGGCTTCCAACCACCAAGAGTAAGTAAAGAAGAAAGAGAAAGACTTATGAATCAATCAATGGCTACTGGATGGGGTGATGAGATTGATGAGTGGTTAAGTAAACATGGAAAAGTTGTTAATCCACCTATGGAGTGGAAAGGTTTTTAAGGAGATGAAGA